CCAGCCATTGCCCCACCGAGGCTGCTGCTCATGGCACCATATCCGCCCATGGCACCGGGGATGCCTTGCGACATGGCACCATAGCCTCCCATGGCGCCCGGGAGGCCACCCGTCAGCATGCCGTAGCCCGCCGATGCCTGATCCATCTGGCCAAGGCCCTGGCCGAGCATGCCGAGGCCCTGCCCATACATATTCCCGGCATTGCCCGCCGCGGTGTTGAAGAGTCCGAAGGTCGTGTCAGCGAGAGCCATGGATCACCACCACTTTGCAGGGTTGACGTAATTGGTCGTCGGAGCCTGCTGGGCAGGAGCCGGGGCGGCCGGGGGCTTGTACCAGGGCATGACCGTGTTCGGGTCTTTGCCTTGCCGAAGCGCCTTCATGTACTGGTCTTCGTAGATCTTGCCGCCCGAGATGCCGGGAATGCCGATCGAGTAGAACACGTCACCAATGCCGCCCATGGGGTTGTTACCCGGCTTGCTCTGGAGACCGAACGGGAAGAGGTCGCCCGTGGCACCTGATGCCGAGCTGCCGGACGCGGCAGCATTCGACTGCGCGGCGGTCTCGCCCACGTTCCACGGACTGTTCGCCACGCTGCCCGGAGGCTTCGACGGATTGGCGAGAAGGTCGCCGCCGAACTGCGAGAGCAGATCATACTGCTTCGGGAAGCGTTCCTTCAGCAGCTCGAGGTTCCGCATCATGCCCTGCGCCGAGCCGTAGCCCGCAACGCCCGAGCCATCGACGGTGGCCTGCGGAAGCCCCGCCATCGCATCCACCCGGCCCTCGCCATTGGCGGCGCTCATCCAGTCCGATGCCGACTGCATGGCCCGCTGCTGCATGGGCGTGAAAGCTGCAACCTCGTTGCCCATGTAGGGCACGAAACCCGCCTGATTGATGCGATCGGCGACCTGAAGCGACTTGATCGCTGCGTCTTGCCACCACTTCGGCGGATCGTTCTTGGTCGTGCTGTTGGTCTTCTGCTTTTGAGAGCCGCCACCCATGGCCTAAATCTCCTTCTCAAGGTATGCGAGCGGCTCGCGCCAGCCCTGTTTTTTGACGCGCCGCGCGAACCCCTTGCGGCAGAGCGTCACCATCTTCTTCGCCCCGATCATCCGGCCCCAGATCGTCACGACAGGCTCGAGGGCCTCGAGGGCCGCCTGCGTGCCCCCGCCCACCAGGACGAAAAGGTGCAGCCCTCCATCCCACTGCTGCGGGTCCACGACGACGAAGCCCTCGGGGATCGCGAACATGAAGTAACGGCCCTCGTCGACGGCATCGGCGAGTTCCTCAAACCCCATGACGTTGCCGCCGGCCTTCAGGGCGCGCTCGACCTGGTCGCGCCATTGGGCGAGGTCATGGCCTGTGCCGAGGATATGCCGGGGCTGCGCGTTCACTGGCTCGGGCTCTTCGACGGCAGAGGCTTGTTGGCCGTGCGCTCGACGCCGATGGCCACGACAAGCGCCGTCACCAGCGACATGATCCAGTCCTCTCCGCTCTTCGGGATGTTGACGCCACCGCCCTGCTCGATCGACTGGATGATGAGGGTCGCGAGGCCCGTCAGGAAGAACGCGACAACGGCCTTCAGGCGGTTCAGAAGCAACGCATAAACCAAGCTCATTTCATTTTCTCCTTGCTGAAAAGGACAGCACGCAGCGCAAGGACATCCTCGCGCATGTACTCGACGTTCTGCTCGAGCCGCACGATGCGCTCAGACTGCTTCTGCAGGCTCTCGCTTGCAGCCACCATCCGCTCGATCTGGTAATCAATCTGGGTTTTCCACTGCACGGTATAGACCGTCATGCCGAGCGCCCAGGCGATGAAGGGAACGATTGCGAGAAGCGGCGTACGCTTTAGCAAATCGTTGAGCATCATCGTCATCCGCACCTCCAAATCGTTCCGTCGAAATAGACCGTGACCCCAACCGTGCCGCCGCCGGCCACTGCCGCAGCGAAGGCCGGGGCCGTGGCGTCCGTCACGTAGCCGCGCACGCCAGCTTGCGTCGAAGCCGGAAGCTCCGAGACAAGGCATGCGGGCAGGAAGCCCGAGAGCAGGCTTTCGCGGATCGCGACGTTGTTGCGCCGCATGACTTCCTCGATACGCCGGTTGCGCTGCCGCTCGTGGCTCGGGTCATAGAAGGGAGACGGCTGGACAAGAGTGAAGTCGCTCACCGGCCACCTCCCGCCTTCATCCGCAGCCTGAGCTTGCCCATCGCCCACGGCTTGTCATTGGCTGGCGTGACGCGCATCGCCAGAGACCGCGAGCGGAACCGGACTCCGGTGTATCCATCAGCCTGGTTCAACGTCATGGGCCCAATGACGCGCTCCGCAGCAGCAGGCGCCTGCCGCAGCTTGAACGTCAGCCGGTAAGATGGATTGGAGAAGTCGAAGCCTGTTACCGGGCAGTCCGTCCACCCATCCTGCCAGATGCGGTCGACGCGCATGACGCGGTCGCCGGTGCCGATCTCGAATTGCCCAGTCTCTGCGTAAATGTCGTTGATCCGGGTTACGCCGGCGGCGAGCTCGCCGACTTCGTGATTGTACTCATAGCGGCCCTGGAACATCATCGGCTTGGTGTCCCAGACCGGGTTCAGCCATGCCGTCCGAGAGAGCTGGCCCATCGACCAGTAGGGTTCGCCCGCGATCGAGACGAACACGTAGCGATTGGGAGACCCGGACCCGCTTGAGGGATAGAATGCCCAGATCTCGCGGTTGAACTCGTTGTAGCCAAGGAACACGTTTGCCGGGTTAGAGAGATCGCCGCGGAGAAGCACCTCGCTGTCGATGGTCGAGGGAACCGGCGTGACCGTGCCGTCATAACGCCAGAAGCCTTCCTTCGAGAGCCAGAACGCGCCACCCGTCACCGGCACGAGGGCATTCTTGGACGTGCAACCGACCTCGTCCGAGATGCGGCGGCGGGAATAATAATCCGGCGCCCCAACGTACTCGATGACGTGGGCATCGACATCGGTCAGCACCAGAATACCGCCCTGCACCTTGCAGGCGGCCACGATCGTGCCGGATGAGTTGAGCTCGAACCCGCCCGCGGTGTTGGTCGCGGATGCCGTCCACGTCGTGAGGGCCTCGCGCGAACACCACTTGACCCTGCGCGGGTTATTCTTGCCGCCCAGCACCATCACCATGCGCTCGTCCGTCGCAATCACGAGGGTGTTGTCGATTGGCGCATTGGTGACCGGAACGGCAGCGACAGTCGGCGTATTCGGATCCCACGAGAACAGGCGGCCATCCTTGGAGTGGACCGCAACGAGCAGGCGGCCGAAGTTGTCGAAGGACCACTGGCCGGTGTTATCGGACGTGACAGGGTCATCAAGGCCGAAGGGCCCGATGCCAAACAGGCCAGAGCCGAAGCCCGTGGTGACGGACGCCGCCGTGACGAGGCCGGTGGGCGTGATGTTGCGGACGGCGTTGATGTCAGGGTTCGGCGAGCTCGCGAACAGCTCCGTCTCCGAGCCTGCGACGTACCATGGCGTCTTGCCGTTGTCGCGCCAGGAGAAGGCATCACGGATCGTGTTCTCGCCGAAGGCGCGGCCCTGCGTCCAGCCCTTGATGGGCGTCAGCACGCCCTGCTCCCAGCGGACCCAGTTCACATCCCACCAGCGGCGGCCCACGGAATACGGGGTGCCGTTCCGAACGACGCCGGGCGGAATGTCGAGAACGGGTGTGCTTTCGCCACTCATCCAAAGATCACCACAGAGACGCGGTTGCTATCAATAGAATTGGCGGCTGCCGTAGATGCGGGCCATCCAAAATACGAAAGCTGGATGCGGACTGCGGATGTCGTCGGGGCAGTCGTGGTATCAACAACGCCCGTGATACCAGAGCCGCCTGATGCCGCCCCGTTTATCGAGACGGCGTAGTTTGCGTTGGGAAGAGCCGTGGTGAAGTTGATTGTGTAGTCGCCTGTGCCGTTCTTGGTGACACTCGTGACGTTACCGCTGGCTGCGATGGTCGGAGTGGACACAGTGCCGTCGAACGTGACCCACGCGCGTGCGGCGTAGGCCGGCGCAGAGCCCGACTGCGCGCCGCTCATCTTGGCCGGGGTGATGCTGGCGTCGGCGATCTTGGCTGTCGTGACGTTGCTGTCGGCGATCTTGGCCGTCGTCACATTCAAGTCAGCAATCTTGCCCGTCGTGACGTTGAGGTCAGCGATCTCCGTCGTGCCGACAGTGTTGAGCGTCGCCAGAGCGCCGAGGCCCAAGTTAGTCCTGGCCCCTGCGGCGGTGCTGGCTCCGGTGCCGCCATCCGCGATGGCGAGATCGGTGATACCCGTGACGCTTCCGCCCGTGATCGAGACGCTGTTCGATGCCTGCGTAGCCATTGACCCGAGACCGAGGTTCGTTCTCGCGCCTGCCGCGTCAGTCGCGCCCGTGCCGCCGTTGGCAACGGGTGCCGTGTTCAGAGTCGCCAGCGTACCAAGCCCGAGGTTGGTGCGGGCGCCTGCGGCTGTACCCGAGCCCGTGCCGCCGTTGGCGAGAGGGATAATATCAGCAGTGGTGAAGATCTTGGAGCCAACTGCGGCGGCTTGTGCCGTCAGCTCAATGTAGGCACCTCTATAAGTCCCCCCATCTTCGTAAAGCCGGAATACGTTTGTCGCAGTATCTATCACCACGCTACCAGCGAGGGTCGAACCGCTGGGTGCTTTCTCAAGGCGGAACTGGCCGCCCTCACTTCCGCCTTCTGCAAGGACCGAAAAGTTAGATCCTACGCCGCCGTTGAAATATTGGATGCCGGTGTAGGTGTTATTGGCTGCAATAGCAGGCACCCCGAGATTTGCCCGCGCCCCAGCATCATTAGTCGCGCCCGTTCCACCTCCAGCAATGCCCAGCGTGTCCCACGCCGGAGAAGCAGAAGAGCCGCCAGAGATGAGCACCTGACCAGAGGTGCCGAAATTCGGCCCGTTTAATCCAAGCGCACCATTTGCGTTAACGCTCAGTTTCTCCGATGCGCCAATTGCAAATTGTAGCGTCGCCCCACCAATGACCAGCGGCTGGTACGACCCCACGCCCGTATTGTCTGTCGCCTCAAACTGGATATGCGTAGACTTCGGAACGATGCGGATCGCCTTTGATGCTCCGGCAATAAGCGAAGACGCAATATCGTCAGGGCCCACAATGTGAAGCTTCACAGACGGCGAGCCTGTTCCAATGCCAATTTCACCGTTAGCATTCACCACAAACGGCGTTGCGTCCGGGTTCGCACTGTCCTCCACCACCAGCGCATTGCCCGCGCCCGTCTGCGTAATCCGCAGCGCGGTGCCAGACGAGTTGACGCTGATCACCTGATCGGCAGTGAACGTGTTGGTTGACCCCTTCTCTGCCTTGCTGTCCGAAAGGCTCTTGAGCTGGGTGTCAATCGTGTCCATGTTGGAGTTGACGTAAGGCCCCCAGGCATCACGCTCTTCGCCCGGGTTCGGCTTGATGAGGCTGTAGTTGGTCGTATTGGTAACGCCCATGGTTACACCATCCTGATCATGCGGCGCAGCGGCGTGCTGCCGAGTTTCACTTTCTTCGGGTTCTGGTTCGATGCGTTCAGCGCGACCTGGTACTTGCCCTCAAAGAGCTGCGCGCGATCGTCCTCGACGAGATAGTTCGAGCCCTCAACCAGGCAGGCCCAGAGCATCAGGTCCGAGTAGTTGAGCGTGAAGATGTTCGACGCCACCGAGCCCGAGATCTGCGGCACCGCCACGTAATAGTCGATCGTCACGACCGTGCCGTCGACGAGCGTCGGCCAGAGGATGATGGCGCCGGCGTCGATGGCGAAAAGGCGCTGCGTCTCGTCGCCTGCCGCCTTGCGGTTCGCAATCTCGCCCTTGGTCGAGGCGTCATAGGTGCCGGTACCGTCGACCGAGACCTGGCGGATCCTTGAGAAGTCGGCCGGGAGCGTCACGACTCCAGCCGCCGCGGTGCGGTTGATCGTGGCCTCCATCTCCCAGGCGTTGAGCTCCCGGTTGAGGCGCGACTGGGCGAGCGAGATGAACCCCTGCACCTCTGCGTCGGACAGGTGATCGGCATCGAGCCAGTCCCTGACGCCGGCGGTCCATGCGGCATAGTTGGCGTAGAGGGTCATGCGCCACCTCCCGTGCAATGCTTGGCCATCTGCAGCAGCCGATCCTGAAGGGCGTCCTGTTTCGCGAGCTGCGCCTGCACGAAGGAGTCGACGGCCGTCACCCGGCGGTACTCCCACCAACCGAAGCCGATGATCGTGCCGATGTTGAGGATCAGCAGGCCCGTGAGGAGCGGGCTGGCCTTGTAAGCGTCAACGATGCGGCCGGCGAGCTCGTCGGTCATGCGGGCTTCTCCAGCTTGGCTGCGAGGTCGCGCAGGAGTGAGGCAAGCTCGGCGCGGGTGACGTAGCTACTGAGATCGACGCCCGGCGTTTCAGGCTGCGCTGCGGCTGGCGTCAGGAAGAGCTTCTTCTCGGCCTCGCGACGGTTGACGAGGCCCTGCATCACCTTGCCGTTGGCCTTGTTCCACATAAGGAAAGCCTCGGCGGCGCCCGAGATGTCGCCAGCGTTGAACCGCTTCACGACGCTCGAGCTTTTGAAATTGCCGGGCCCGATGTTGAAGCAGAGGCTGACCATCGCCGCGAACTGGTTCTCATTCATGTCAGTCAGGATCGCCTGGTCGACCGCAAACTCGTACTGCCCGAGATCGCGGCGCAGGATCTCCTCGGCCTCGGCCTCAGTGATCCGCATGCCCTTCGAGACCTTCGGCGCACCGGCTGCTGACGTGTGGCCATAGCCGATTGTCCAAGGCTCGCCGCCAGTGGCCGGGTCTGGGTATGCGTCGAGGCGCAGCCCTTCCCACTGCTTGATGAGCTTGAGGCCGGCGGCGTTGGTCTTCATGCGTCCTCCGTCGAAGCTGGTGCGCTATTCCATAACCGTGATAGGGGCGATGCTATTGGCAGCAGCCGCAGCGGCCTGTGCCTTTTCCCAGTTCACCGTCTCGTTCAGCAACTGCGCGAGGATCGCGTTGGCATAGTTGGCCGCCGTCTCCTCCGGGGTGGCGGGGCGGGAGACCCACGACTGCACGGGGATCATCGGGCGGTCGGCTTCGGTCTCGCCTTCACCCGGCGACCATGAGGCATCGGGCTGCTGAGACTGCACGTTTTCAGTCACAGTGCCGTAGGCCGAGGCCATGAGGTAGGCCATGATGCGCGGGGCGTCCGTGTCGAGGATGGTGAGGTCTTGGCGAAGGTCGAGCGTGGGGCCAGTGACCCCGAAGAAGAGGGTTGCCATGTTATGCGGCCTCCTTGAGTTCGGTTTCGTTCGCGGCCTTCACGGCCTCTTCCAGCTTGGTGAGGATGGCGGCGGCCTGCTTCACGCCTTGAAGGCCGGTGGCCTTAATTCCGGCGTCGAGAAGCCCGGCCAGTGCGGTCAGTTCGTCCTGTGTCAGTGTGATGGTGACGGTGTTCATGTTGCTCTCTCGGTTAAGCGGCCACGCACAGCACTTTGTAGGCAGTGCCTGCTGCGTCCGTGATGGTGATGGTGTGCGTTGCAGTCGGCGTCTCGGCCACAGCGTTCACGTCCGCGCGCAACTTGCCTTGGATCGTGGCGAATGCGCTGTCATCCGCTAGCCGCGCCTGAAGTACTGTCGTGCTGCGCTTGAGGGCGGGGAAGCTGGAGTTGGTGCCGCCGAACTGGAGAAGGCCGAAACCATTGTCGGAGTTGTTCCGCAGCTTAATGTCACCGTCAGCCGTTCCTTGGGCGATACCTGACCCAAGATTGAAGCCAAGATAGACGCCTGTTCCAAGACCAAGGGCACCGCTGAACAGCGTCATCCTTGTTGTGCCGTCCACTTGGAATGCTACGTTGCGCCCCGTACCCGTGCCAGCCTTCTCGGTGCCGATCTGGAGGACGTTGGAAGACCATGCGATCTTGCCGAACTCCGAGTTCGTCCCATCCGTGGTGTTGTAAACCCGGAACGTCTGCGCGTTCGCACCATTCCGCAGCGCGAGGGTTCCAGAGTTGTCGCGATAAAGCAGCACATCAAGAGCGCCAAGCGGATTGCTGGTTGCCCCCCATGCGAGAGCGTAAGAATTGGCAAGCGCCAAAGAAGACGGATTACCTGTTGAGGAAGAGGTAGTCACAGCAGCAACTACGTTAGCGTTGGCTGACCCGAAGGTCAGGTTGTTCGTACTGTCGAAGAGGGGGCCTTGGAAGTTTACACTTCTATTGGAGTTGATCGTCAGCGCCGTAGCCAGCGCATTAACCGCGCCGCTTCCCGGCGTGCCAGCAGGGGCAACTTGGAAGATGATGCTGCCACCAGCGCCACCGCCGCGACCCTGTGATCCGGTGATGGTGAAGTTGGCACCAGCAACGTCTGCACCTGTCGCGGTTGCGGACTGGACGGAAAGTGTCTGGGGAAGAGGCGTTGCGGTGTCGGCAAAACCTAGGCGAAGGTTACGAATACCGCGACGAGACAGAACAGCATCTCTGTCTGAGCCAAACACAAGACCCGAAGTGCCGATCTCTACAACAGATAATCCATTACTCTCAAAAACAGCAAAATTGCCGCCGGGGGTGACAACGCCCATAGATGCGTTTTGCTGGCTGACCAAGAACGAACCGCCCGTCCCCATCACCAGCGTGGTGGAGTTATTGGTTCCGCCAAACGAGGGTAGAACGTCGGTGGTTTTGGCGAAGTAGACCCCGACAGCCCCCTTGCCTACTTTAAATCTGCTTGTTGCGGCACCCCCGGTATTTGTCTGGAGGTCAATGAGCAGCGAGCCAGCGGCAGAGGCGGTATCGGTGACGTTCATCTTCACGGCGGTGAAGGTCGTGGCCCCGGCGTTCCAAGTGTCAACGAGATCGTAGATATTCTGAGTAGGCATTAGCTGGCCCTCGCTATTACTGTGCTGCCATCGCGCGTCAGGATCGTGTCGCCAGAGCGCGTGAGGATTTCGGTGTCAGCGGAAGGAGGCGGCGGCTCGCCGCTCACGCGCGAGCGGATCGCAGGCGTCGCTATGGCGAGGGCGAGTTTCACGTTACCACTGCCTCACGAGGTTCGTG